TCTGGAGCAGTGATAAACAGGTCGTGCGTACCACCGTGGCGCGGGTGCATCCGCACTCGGTATTCGTAATCTTCGACGACCTGTTCGGGGCTCACTTTGCCTTGTCCCAGCTATCTCCGACCTTAGCCTCGGCAAGCGGCGGAATCTCGCCCAACCACTTTGCCTCACACTCCTCCATCACGGATTGCAGCTGGAGCGCCCAAGTGTCTGCGTGTTCTTCAGCGACGAGCAGGATGATCTCGTCATGCACCACGCCGGCCAAACGCACCACGTCCTCCCCGTCGGCGTGGAGTAACGGCCACAACTTGCCAAGCGTAAGTTTGAGGACTGCTGCACCGGCTCCCTGGATTGGCGTATTACAGCGTGTGGTGAGCTTGTTGTTCTCGCCCGGTAAAAACCGCCGCAAGCCCGAGATGCGTATGCGGATAGATGGATTGTCCTTAGCCGCATCAGCAGCGCGAGCATTTTGCTGCTGCCATTGGGAGATGCCTTTATATGCAGCGTGGAACTTTTGCCGCACCTCCGCCGCCTCATTAAGATCCATCTGGATGCCTGTTGCTGCTGCGTAATTTCTGAGCCCTTTTGCCCCGCTTCCGTATAACAATCCGAAGTTTGCCGATTTTGCGATCTGTCGTTGCTCCTTCGTAACTTCATCCGGCTCAACCCCATAAATCTGCGTCGCCGTCATCGTATGGAGGTCCTGCCCCTGCTGGAACACCTGAGTCATTAAGTCATCCTGTGCTTCTGCCGCCGCAAGCCTCAGCTCCATCTGCCCGTAGTCCGCAACAACCAGTTTCCAACCCGCTGGAGCTTGAACCGCCAATCTGAAACGCGGATCACGCGGAATCTGCTGGAGATTTGGTGAAATACACGACATGCGCCCAGTATCCGCCCCAAGCTGCAAATAACTGGCACGAATAAATCCATCAGCCGAGTAATTCTTCAACAAAGTTTCTGCCATCTGCCGCCGCTTCTCTACTTTTTTCCATCGCAAGTAATCCGCTACAACCTTGTGATCACCCACATATTCCTGGAGCGCCGAACGACTCGCACTAGGCTTCCCATTCTTCATATCCATCGGCGGCTCACCAAGCAACGCGGTGAACTTTTTAAGCAACTGCGCAGGACTATTGAGGTTGAAAACACTTGGATCAACTTTCTTACCTTTCGGCCCCGGCTTCGTCTGGTACAACAACTTCCCATCAAGCCCCCGATGGAGCTTGTGTTCTGGCGGAAGCGCCGCATCAAAGTCTTCAATGAACTTCTCACCAACCTCAACATTTTCAATATCGAGGTCTTCAATTAGCTGCTCCAGCATCTTCTTATTGAACGGCAGTCCAGTGCGCCACAACTGCGCCATTGCCGGGAGCGCCTTGCACTCAAGTTCCCACGCTGGCATCAGCGCACCAGTCGCCATCCTCTTCGTGATCGGCTCCCACAGCTCGGTCAACACAACCACATCCTTAGCCGCATACTCGATCTGCTCCACGCGCAGATCAGCCGACCAATCGCTCTTTTGCTCTTCCTTGGAAATGTCTTGGCCGAGGTAGCGGTGAACGACGTGCTGGAGCCCGTGCTTCAGATTCGGCAGCCCGTTCGTCAGGATCCGACTGGCCAGCATCGAACAGTAGACCTTGCCCTCGGGATAAATCTCGTGTTCCTGTAACCACCCGAGGTCAAAGACAGCGTTGTGCGCCAGCCATTGCCGTGGGACGCTGCAAAACTCTTCGAGCGTGATCCAGTCCTCATCGCTGAAGCTCCAGCAATCAAGCACTACTGGAGGCTTACCGAAGGTCGCCAACTGCAGAAGCCGCAGACCACCGAACTTCGGCTGGAGCCCGGTGGTCTCAACGTCAAACGCAACGAAACTTGCGTCATCGAGCGTGGAGAGGTGCTCGATGCCTTGGAGGATTGTCATGCCTGGTAGGGCGTTTACCCTACTACTCTAGCAGGCTGTCAACCTCCCTGGCGGAGCACAGCACCGCCGCCGCGAGTGTCCCACCCTCGGGAAACCCGAGCAAGCACCGCGCCTTCCAATGGATGCAGTTCTTGCATGGGCCGCCATCGGGCTGGGGCTTGTATCCCCGCCGCAGTCGCTCCATCCGCTCCTCTTCCCGCCCTGCGGGACTGGTGCGGTAACACTTCATGCACAGCACCGGGTTTGTCGTCTGCGTACCACAGCCCTGGCACGCTCTGCTGTTGATCGTGATGGCCATTACTCATCAACTTGATAGAAAGAACATTCGACGGCAAAAGTCCCACCAGCTTCTGGAACTTCCAGGCTGCACCGCTTCTGCCACCAGTGCGCACAGTCTTGGCAAGTAATTTTCGTGCTGCGAATCGTCGGCACAGCCCCTGAAGTCTTCACTTGTGCAGCTCGCCGAGGAAGTTCAGGCCACAAATCTTTGTATGCCCGCCCTGTCCTGATCTGACTAACCGACTGGGGCACAACGCCTAACAGCCTCGCCAGCTTTACGTTGTCCCGCTTATCCGTAAGGATCAGCTTGACCTCCTCAGGCGTCAACTTCCTTGTCTCCAGCGGCTTGTTGTCCGACTTGTGCGTTGGGACAACTTCCCGCTTGAGTTTTTTGTCGTAATAAACGTTCCACCTGTACCCGCAACACTTGCAGCGGAAACGGTACGAGCGGATCGTCGACCCATTTCTCCAGTTGTACGTGTTGATGATTCTTCTGAAACTGTGAGTGCAATAGTTAGCCATTCCAGTGCCGAATAACTCCTGCGCAAATGAAAATGTTAGTAGTCATGTAAGCCAGCAGGATGCAAAAGCGCACCAACGCAACCTGATCAGCGATCCGATTGTGATGGTGCGCCTTCTCACCCAACGCCTTGGCGACAATCCGCCACCATTTTTTATACGAGATCCCCATCCTCCAATTCAGAAGCGATGGTTTCCAAGCACTTACGCAACGAGGCGCGACGCTGATACCCCCTAAAGGGCTCCCACCACTCGGGTTCTGGCTCTATCGGAAACATACTTGTTGCCAATACCCGCACGACATTTGCCAGACCATCCTCAACAGTCGAAGAGTTGTCGTATGCCATAAGTACAGCCGTGGCTATAACTTTAGGGTTAACCTCAACAGTCATTTTTTGTAGGGCTCAGTAGCGAGAGTGTTAATCAAGCGGTTCAGATACCAGCGACATTTCATCGCATCTTCCAGTGGGTCCTTCTTCAGCCACATCCGACTGAGGTATTTAAGGCACTGCCATTGGAGCGCACCCACCCTGGCATCAGGAGCGTGCTGCACCCAATCTTCCAGCACCTCAATCACCTCAATCTTCCCGGCGCAATAGTGCCGGGGATGTTCGACAGAATCGCTCATCCTTTGGAAGCCTGAACAGCAGTGTCACCGTGATAACGGCCTGTAACTGAGTAGCTCTTGCCGGGCAGCATCGACATCTTGTGGAACACAATCTGTGCGATCCGCATACCCGGCCACAACGGAACAGCGTGCATGGATCTAGCGTTTTGTAGTTCCAGCGTTAGCCGCCCTTTGTAACCGGGGTCGATGTACCCGGCAAGAAGATGCTCAATCCCTTCCCTGGCACGACTCGACTTGAGAGCCAGCTGCCCAGCGACACAATCCGGGAAATCAAACTCCTCCACGGTCTCGGCCAGCACAAATTCGTGGGGCTGGAGCATGAACGGCTTTTCCTTCGTGTGCCCAGCAATGGAGTAAGGAACCAAGTTGGTGGTGGTCGGTAACTCCACCAGCAAGTTCTTGCCGAGTCTCACGTCGAGACTGGCGGGATTCACCAGCTCCTGGAGAAACGGCGAGACCAAGCCCCGCCGCGCCAGGTTGTGGATCTCATGATCACACAAGATCGCCATCAGTCAGCCACCACAACCGGAGTGGGCTGCTGGAGCGCCACATGCTTCCAAGTCTTGCCGGACTTGATGCAGTTGATGGTGGTGACGTGAACGCCGAAGTCACGAGCAATTTTTGCGACGGACTTCCCACCAGACGCGATCTGCCGCTTAATTTCCAACACCTGCCCCTCGTTCAACACCGCCACACCACGCTTGCCCTTGCGGCTGGACTTACGAGTCTTAGTTTGAGACTTAGCTTGGGTGCGAACGATCTTCTCGCCAGCGGGCAGTGGGATGGTCTGCTTGGGATTAGTTAGATCCAGCGATACGTGCTGACAAGTCTCCAGAGCAAAGCGGGCAGCATCAAGCGCCTTATTGATCTGATCGAACTGGGCTTCAGAAAGGATGTACATGTTCATCGGTTGGAACGTGTGCAGTGTAGTAGGGAAGAGCGGGTCTGTGTCAACTCCTAATTCGGCGATAACTAGGAGATGCTTAGGAGTTGATCGGACTAAGAGGGCTGAGCTGAACTATCTGGAGATTCCGGATGGTTGCCCCAGCGGGCGAGAACGGCGCGGGCAAAATCAATCTCTGGTTCTCCACTCCAGCTTCGCTCAACCTCCCTTAACAGCTCATTAAGCTCCTCATCCGTTGGTATCTCCGGGACAGGTTCGGCCAGGGCGGCTGCGTTTAAGAAGCGATCTGCTCGTTCACGCTGGTACTCGATCTCTTGAAACGCCCAGGTCATTGCATCGACCAGCTCATCCTTAGCGAGATCAGTAATCGGCCTGCCCCTGTAGACGAGAACAGTGTCAGTCATGAGAAATAGAAGTGAGATGGTCTACTGGGTTTCAAGCTCATCAGCAATGGTAATAAGGTGCTCAACGCGCACAACACACACTTTGCCCTCGTGTGGGTCGTAAAGGTTTTCACTCTGATCCGCAGCAGCGCGAAGGGCGGCGGCAAGACAGCCTTGGCCTGTGTGGCTGGAACGGAAGGCGTCCAGCACTGCTTGTGTAGCGGGTGAGAGTTCAGACATAGAAGTGATGTTGTCTAATCGGGCAGGGATTCAAGAGCGCGGCGGATGATGTCCACCTCTTCTAGTGAACCTGTAAACCCTTCAAAGGAATCCAGAGCTTTAAGCGCCTGCTTCTTGAAGCTCAACGGCTTGGGACGGCGGGCTGCGCGGATCCTGGCAACTTCTTCTGGCCAAGGCCATGCACCTTCTTGAAGCAGAAGAGCACAGCACGCCTCCAGCTCCTGATCAGCGCCCCATCGGGCGGCTTCGTAATAGCCACACATGTTGGCTGCCCACTTAGCAATTAACTCAGGCGGCGGAGTAATCGGGTGTTCTTGAGTCATTGTTGAACCTCGTAGTGTGTAGAACTAACCATTTTCAAGTTCCAGTTTGATGGCGGCCTGGAAATAACCAGCCACCTTCAGCCTGCGGTATGCAGGCCCAGCCTCCTCGGACTGCTTGTTTTCAATGTTCTCGTACTCATGTCGCGCCTCTTGGAGCGCAGCCATGGTGTCGACGTTGAGAAGGTGCAGCTCCGAGTCCGAAAGCTCGGAAAGCTTGTCCAGATAAATCGTCCGCCCGTTCAGCAGATAGGAACGGTAAAACGGCACCATTGAATTTTCAGTCATCAGCCGAAATAAAGTTTGCGTCGTTCATCGACCCAGGCATCGTAAGCAGCCCGGTCGGAGAACATGTGTTTGAACACCTCCGGCACTTCCGTGCTGGTAGGCCGAGACTGCTGGCGCAGCTCGTACATGTCGTGCCAGTTGTAGCCGCGTGACTGCCTGTAGTAATCCTCGTGTGCGTCGTAGTTCATGCGAAAAAGTTTGGATCCTGCTGCCGTAACCGGGTGAGATCCGTGAGTCTCAACTTGAGAATCTCGTGGATGGCCAGGTTGGCTAAGCGGGTGGAGCTGATGGTGTCGCTGGTGGCGAACACGTAAATGAGATGGCGGTAAAGCTGGGTAAGAGTTTTGATCCTGACCCAGTGAGTGTCGCCGGGGATCGGTTCCATGGCATAAAGCCAGTCGTCGTAATCCTCGGCGTTTCGAAGCTCGCGGGCTTCAGTCGTCCCAATCAGACGTGTCGAGTGGAGCCCAGTCATCGACCCGATCTGTGAGCATGGCCCGGAGTTCGGCATCTGTCGCTGGAATCAAGTCTTCATCTGAAAAGTAGAGGGTGCCTCGGCACAGGGCAGGCCCCCACTCGGCTGGTTCGAGCGCGGTTTGCGGATAGCGCACCACCATGTCGTCAACAACGGCATCGACAACAAGATGGTCGCCTTCAAATCGCAGCTCCTCAATGCTTTGTACCTGGCTCATTGGACCTCCTGTGCAGCTTGGCCGGTGGTGAGGGCTTCCATGCGCTCATCCCAAGTCATTTTCAGAAACTGTTCAAGATCGAGCAGACGCTCCAGCTGGGTCTCGTCGTAGCTGGTGCCGAAGCCCCAGTCCTTGTACTGCTGGATCTTTTGCTCCAGCTGCATACGCGCCCAACTAACGGCGAAGTACCACGGGCTGAGCTTGGAGCGGTCGAAGTGAACTTGAAGTGGATCGTACATTGTTAATCAGTAATAGAGGGCTCGCCGTGGCGGGCTTGCCCTTAGTGTTGCACACAAACAGCCCAACCGCAAGGCCAGGCTGTTGCATATCTTCACAATCGCATTGGCGGGCTGGAGCTGGCTACGCTTTTGGCCCTAGACCTTTTTTGAGGGATCTAGGCGGTCCAGTAGCAGCCGGCTGCGGGAAACAAGGTGGACACCGCGTGAGGACCCACCACCGGCTACCCCTATTAACGAAGGTGACTACTGGGCTTGGTTGAGAGGCATCATTTCGCCGTACATGACGCCATCCTCTAGGGAGCCAAGGACAAAGCATCCCCAATAGATGCTCGACCGCCCCGTATAAGGATCAACAAAAGGATGCGTGACACTGTTACACCAGTGGATCGGCCCAACGTGTCCGTGGTCAGAAGTGATTTGCATAGTGCAGCAAGTGACTTGATTAGTGGAAGCGACTACTCGTTGTCGGGAAGCTGTTCAAGGGCGCGGCGGATGGTGTCTATGCCCTTGTCGCTAAGGAAAGGCTGGTTTGCCGGATCGTGATTGATCAACGCCAACGCCTGCTCCTTCAAGCTTGGCGGCTCGGGCTGGGATAGGGCGGCTCGGGCGCGGGCCAGCACCTTAGCGTTGGGGCCATCCGGGCTTGCATAGCACTGCCATCCTTCCAGTTGTTTCACCAGTTCAGCGCAAAGTGCTCGGAAGTTAGTCATCGAGCTGCTCCAGTGCGCGGTGGATAATAGAAGAGTCAAGGTAAGTTGCTTCGTTGTCTTCAATTTTCTTCAAAGCCTCCAGCGCCTGCTCCTTCAAGCTCGGCGGCTTGGAGCGGCGGGCGGCGCGGAGTGCATTGATGTAGTTGGTCGGCGTCTCGTCCGCCATCCATTCACAGCACGCCTTCAGCTCCTGATCTGCGCCCCATTGGGCGGCGCGGGTGGCGATGCGGCTGATCACACTTGGGCCGCCTTCGTCAGTATCAATCCACTCGCCAATCAGCTCATCTGACGGGGTGATGGGGTGTTGTTGTGTCATGGGTGATTAGTGGTAATGGCTACTGAGCAGGGTCTTCGCGTTCAAACACGCAGGTGAACCAGTCACCGTCCGAGTTGCACCACAGCAGTTGTGCTGGTTCGTTTGGCGGCATGTACCAGATCAACTGGTTGCGGTAGTTGCCTTCGGTGTCTTGCCGAGGGTCTGTCGGACCACGCCGGAGACGGAAGACACCGCCGTCTGGCATGTCTTTGCGGTTGAGTCCGATGCCTTTGGCGCCGTCAAACCCAGCCTTCTCAGGGCCGCAGCGAAGGATGGGAGGGAACTTGAAATCCATGTGGTTAGTGGCAATGGTTACTCGGCTTCTGGTTCGTAAGGCTGCGGCACTACGGCGTGCATAGCGTCAAGCAGCTCCCTTTCGTGCCGCTCGTAGCCCCACTGGGCGGCACACCTAGCGACATACATCTCCTCAGGGCTTACTTCCCCAAGATCGCCGCCGTAATACTCCAGTAACCACTGCTGCACCAGCTCCGGCGGTGGGGTGATGGGGTGGTCAGTCATCGAGCTGCTTTTTCAAGTTCGTCAGCAAGAGCGTAAAGATCGGCGGCGTCCACCACCAGCTCATACCAGCCTTCATCGTGAACTTCGTAGGAGTATTTAGCTGCGATCTCACGGATTGCGGCAGCCAGTGCTTCGGGACTGATTTCGTAGGGATCTGCTGTCCAGTGACTGATGTAGACGTCAAGCACTTCCCGTGCAGTGGATGAAATGGCAGTCATTACATAAAAGTTTTTATGTTAGGTACAAAAGCTAGTCGTACCAATGGATTTGGGGTGGGGCCGCCTTCTGGGCTATCTGCCCAACGCGCACCCCTTTCAGCCGGGAAAGGCAACCCACAACCAACGGTGGACCTCAGAACCGGCTGGCGCCCGATGCGAACGAGGCGCAGAGCGGGAACCTTTCTATTGTTGCACACCTAAGGCTTCTGGCTCGTACTGCGTGAGCACGCACACGTCAGCGCCCTGGCGGAGTGCTGTCCCAACGATGTAGGCGAACTGCTTCGGGGCGTCGTCGGACTCCTCGATCTGGTACTCCTCCACCTCGTAGGTCATGCCCTTGCGGAACCACGAGACGCGGACCACGGCGAGCAGCTCGTAGGGAATGTCACCGACGTTGTACCCCAGGGTGGGCTTCCTGGGGCGCTTCGGCTGGGGCGGTTCCGACTTCACGGGATCTCTCCAAAACACCCACGCGGCAACCCGCATGAGCCCTAGGAAAAAGTTAGGCGGGGTGAACTGGCCCATCAGTCCCACAGCCGTGCGGCTTCCTGCATCAGCTGCTCCAGCTCTTCAGGAGTGCGTTCTTCCCTTGGGGAGGGTTCAAAAACCTGTCCCGTTATGCCAGATCCATTGGTATGACAGGGAAGTAAATCGGGACAGGGGGTAGGGCTGTCCTCTTTTGCTCCAGTCTCCTCATCAAAAGAGGACACGCTTAGAGGCTGTCCTTTTTTACTTCCCAGTCCCTGACTGGGTTTTCCTAATTCAGGACACTTATTCACACACATATCACGCGAGAGAACAGCTTGGTACAAATTGGAAGGTCTGGCACCTGTGGAGGTCTGACCGACCACCTCAACCAGCCCCCTCGAGGAAAGCCTCTGGAGCGCCTTGCCGATAGCGGCCACACTTCCACCGCAAAGCGCGTCCGCAGCGAGGTCAGAGCGGCTCAGCGAGCGCGGATACGCAGCCCTAAGGCGCTGGAGCACCCTGTCGACGATGGAAGCCGGACTGGCGCTGTCGGTATCCAGCTCCACGTAGTCCGCCAGCGAGAACGTCAGGTCGCTTTCGAGCTTCATCAACAGCTTGGAGCCATCCCGCCCCGCCCTGGACTTCTCCACGGTGATGAGGCGAGCGTTGTAGCCGGTCTGCTCCACCTGTTTTTTGTCTGGCCGCCGCAGCCCCCACACCTCGTCAACAGCGTCCCGAATGGCCGTGGAGCCCCGGAAGCCGCCAGTTTTGTTGGCGTGGTGGATCAGCAGGATGGTGCAAGCGGGGAACATCCGCCCGTTGTTGTTCGCCAGCCAGTAGATCGGGCTCGCAAACTCTTTCTTGTTTTCGTCGAACGCCGACCCCCTGCTGCAGCCAGTGATCGAGTCGATGATCACCAACTTCGGCTGGTGCTTCTCGATCAGCTTCACGAAGCGGTAGTACCAGTTCAGGTCCCACCCCATAACCACCGTCACCGGATCCGACGGCTGGAACTCCAGATCCCGCAGCTGCTGCTGAACCTGCACCTCCGACTGGTCGCCATTGAGGATCAGAACAGGCCCAGCTTCCACTGGAACGAGATCCCCGCGCACAGAGAACGGAATCCCACGGGCAACGTGCTTGGCAATCGTCCAAGCGGACATGGATTTGCCATCACCACCAGCGCCATGGATCATCACGGTCCCAGGGCAAGGCAGCAGATCCGGGATCAGGTACTCGAACTTCAGATCCTTATTCAGCAAGCTGTCCATCGCCATTTCGTCATCTTGCTGCTCGAACTGCATCTGAGCGATCAGCAACCGCTCCAGCGCCCCAGCGTCCCGATAACCAGCCTCTAGCGCCAGCACGTTCATGGCGTGCGCCGCCTCAGCCGGGTTCTGGATCTCCTGGATCTCCTTAGCCCGGCGGATCACCTCGGCATAGGTGATGACGACTTGCCGAATCCGGGTGACGTTATCGGCCTCAACCTCCTCAACAACCTTCCGCAGATCCTCCGCAAGCCACAGCCGCCCAGGCATCTGCTGGTCCGCCATCCAGAACAGCGTCCCGAGGCTTACAGGCCCCTTCCTGAAGCTCCTCCAAGCGGCTTCGCAGGGATTGCCCTCCTCCCATTCCTGTGAAAACTCTGGATCTTCCGCAGACCACGCGGACCAGAGCGTTAGCCCTAGGTCAGTCGGCAACTCCGAGTGGATCGCCATCCCCACCTTGACCCAGTGGTCTCGGCTACCAGCGCCCTGCCCCGGAATGACCTTCAGTGCCGACTGAATGATCTCAGCCACCTCAGCCGGGTCTCGATCCGAGAAATCGAGCGCCTTGCGGTTCCTAATGAAGCCAGCGTCCTCAACGCCCTTACCGGCCCGCTCCTTCATCTCAGCGATCAGCCATGCAGGAGCCTCTGGAATGGCCTCCAAGTCCCCTTCAAAGCCGTACGAGCCCTCCGGTGCCTTCCCATCACTGGAGCCCGGATAAGCCCCGTAAATGACGCCCTGACGGCCCCAGAGCACCTCGTACCCAGCGCCGGTATCCGACAGGCCAAAACCCTGCACCGAGCCCCACAGGGCCTCAGGAACGCGAAATAGGTACTTCGCAGCGTTCGCCTTGGTCGACGTAACGACTGGAGCACCCTCCAGCGAGTCCCCCCACTTCTTTTTGAGACGGCTGAGATTCCGATCCACATCGAGAATCACAAGTCCCATGCTGCGACCGCCGGTAAACACCCCGACTGCCTGGAACACATTTGGCTGGCGCTCAATCTGCAGAGCGACGTCAGCCGGGCTCATCACCTCGTCATGACTGCGCTTTGTAGGGGTCTTGCCCTTGCTTACGGAGCCAGACGGTAGCTTCTCACCCTTGGCGTAAATCGGTGCATACGCCATCCCCACAGGCAGCTGGCGCACAAAAGCCAGCAGATCCTGCGTCTTACTTTGCGACATGTTAGAGTCTCACATGAGAATGTTCATCACGCCCCCGCAGCTCAGCTGTAGGGGCGTTTTTTCATGGTAGCCAGCAGGTCAAGCCGGTGTTACTGTGTAAGGCGTTGGCACTCCTGCCGACCACACCAAACACCTACACAAATGGCTTTCCTTTCAAAATCCGCATCTGCAAACGTCAACGGCGGCAACAGCGGCGGCGGCTACCTGAGCCTCAGCAAACTCCCCGATGGTGGATCCGTCCGCTTCGCCCTACTCACTGACGAACCTCTGGAGTTCTACGAAGCCTGGGGCGCCGCCAACGGCGCCAACAAGCCCTTCCGCTTCGACTTCGAGCCCACCTATGAGGACGTGGTTGCCGAAATGGGCGAGTTCGAGCCCCGCGAAGGACGCGGCGGCCCTGGAACAGCAGACGTGAAGTTTGCCATCGCCTGCCCGGTTTACAACTACGAATCCGGCAAAGTCCAAGTCCTGCAGATCACCCAAAAGTCGATCCTCAAGGAAATCGACCAGATCTCCCAGATGGAGGATTACTCCAACCTGCTGGAGTGGGACTTCACCATCAGCAAGAAGGGCAGCGGCCTCACCACCGAGTACACCGTCCGTCCTGTTCCCCGCAAGAAAGGGAGCCAAGAGCACATCGACGCCGCTTGGATCGAGGCAAAAGCTGAAGGCTTTGACATCACCCGACTTCTGTCCGGGGGTAATCCCTTCAAGGCCGGCTGACCATGAAGGTGCTCGTCGCCTGTGAGTACAGCGGACGAGTGCGTGATGCTTTCGCAGCTCAAGGTCATTACGCCCTGAGCTGCGATTTACTACCTACAGAGTCACCAGGGCATCACTACCAAGGCGATGTAACCGCCTTACTGCACTCGGACCACAACTGGGACATGCTCATTGCGTTCCCGCCTTGCACATATCTAGCTGCGTCCGGGATGCACTGGACCACAAGGGGTATCCGAGATCCTCAGCTAACCGAGGACGCCCTAAATTTCGTGCAAATGTTACTCAATGCACCCATAAAGTACATTGCCTTGGAAAATCCTATCGGCTGCATTTCCAGCCGCATACGCAAACCAGATCAATACATACACCCTTGGCAATTCGGCCACCAAGAATCAAAGAAGACGTGCCTATGGCTCAAAAACCTACCTAAACTTCAACCCACTGATGTTGTACAAAAACCTGAATCGGGTGTGTGGCTGAATCAAACACCGTCCGGCCAAAACAAGCTGGGACCATCAGCCACCCGCGCCAAGGAACGCAGCCTCACTTACACCGGCATCGCCAAGGCGATGGCAGATCAGTGGGGCAACCTGCTCTGAAATTTTCAAGGCCCCTTCACAAGGGCCTTTTTTGCTGGTAAGGTGTAAATGGGAAAAACTATCCAAATGCCTAATACACAAGACACACTTGCTGGATTAAGGCGTTGGAAGCTGGAACGTGACGACGAATCCGACCCCGGCGGCAGGATCTACCGGGACATTAACGGTAACGTGTATCACAGTGTAACTAGAATACTAAAAGAGACAAGCGACACCACCGGACTGGAACGCTGGGAAGCACGTCTGGGACCTACAGAGGCAAGCTGTCAGCGCAACATCGCCGCAACACGCGGCAACATGGCTCATTCACAAGCTGAGTATCTCCTGAAGTGTTCCCAGCAACTGGCACGCTCAGCCGCCAACAAACGCAATTCCATTCACTGGGACGAACAGGGATTGGCGCGCATCCCAGCGCCCATAACCAAGTGGGCCATCAAGCGCGTCAGACCGAACGTACCCAGGGTTGGCTGGAGCGCAGCTGGCTACGCACGTGGCTTATGTGACTGGATCTCAGAAAACGTTACTGAAATTTTTGCCTCCGAATTTTCTATTCATCACCCCGCAG